CCACGCTTCTTCCTTGGTTGCGACAGCTCCCGGCCCATGACGCGGCGAAACAGCCTCGCGGCTGAATCCGCTGACGACACGAGCGATAACGTTACGAGCGCCCTGAATAACAGGGCAGTCAATAACGCTACTAGGGAGCTGAGCATCCGTCTCGCAAAAAGCATCCAAAATGGACGCTTCCTGCTCCGGAGTATAGGGTAGCTCATACTTGTACCATAAGTACAGTATTTGCCGAATGTACATGACAGCTGATGGACACGCATCGGACAGGGACCTACCTGTACGGTCGAACACAAGAACGAAAAGGTCGCTCAGAAATTCTGAGTAACCTTCCCGGGCTTTAAACCCTGGGTAGTTCATTCTTGTATCTGACTTAGACAGAGCATTATCAAATGCTTTGCCTAAAGCGGGTAGCGTCTTCGTTAAGAAGGACGCCCCTTCTGATGCGCACCGACGACGTACTTCTCGCACGTCGCGGGACACATTGAAGCCAACGGCTGCAGCTATATCTGCAAGCAGATCTGCTGTTATCCCGACCATGAGGTCGAGCTCGCTATTCTTAGTTTCCATATATATGGTAGCTATCGAGTAGGAGACACAGACGATTGCAGATACCCTCACGGATCAAGCATCACTCGATGCTTGACACGAACACTCGCTGATCAGGCGAGCGCGGGAGCACTGTCTTGCACATGCAACATTGTGCGACTAGGGCTCTCCGTTGAGAAACTCCGTACACGTCGAGGTCGTAACCAAAGCTCCGCTGCCAGTCGCTCCTACGAGCGAACAGATCAGCGTTGCCAGGACGCCCGACAGGACGTAGTCCGAATTCACAGAGCGCGTTGCTTCCCGGTCAACAACCAGGTAGCAAGAGGCGCTGTGCGGATTCGGGTCTTCGCCTGCCGCGGTCGACATATCGACGCGAAACACAGAGCGCAACCGGCCTTGGTTAGAGGCCTGATGGCTCACCGATATCTTACCGCCAGCCAAGCTGAGCGATGAGGCATCGGACATAGCTAGATCGCGGACTGTTGAACGTCCGCCTAGCTGTGTCGTGTTAAACGCTCGCGTCACGAACGAGTTCCCGTTTGTAGCGGGAACCTGTCCGTTAAACGTAAGCGTGACGGTTGGTACTGTTAAGGGGTCAGAAATCATTCTGGTCTCCTAATAGTTGTATTCAGACATTACGAAAGTTCCTAGCAAAGCCAGGAACGTTCAATTGCCTGAAGATTTCTCCGACTGTTCGCCTCCAGGGACCGAAGCGATTATGCAAAGGCGGGGGTTTCCTCTCACGCGTAGTGCGTGCGAGAGCTGCCCCCAAGAGCGTCTTATCTATGACGTTCTCATCCCACTTTGCGGATCTCAGGTGCCGTTTGTCAGGCATAAACTTGACACGACGGAACCTGTCACAAGCGATGTTATATCGACTTGTGTACGAGGGTTTGTTTGGATCAGCCTCATGAGTCTCAAAATCGTGCACGTAATTAGCGTGTTCGACTTTGACAAGAAATGAGGACTTGTACTTCCACTGAATGTAGAAGTCCATGACCCTGAGCTCGACTGGAAGAGTGGACTTACGTCCAATCCTCTCCAGCCAACCAGAAATGTCCCAAATCCAATCCAGTATAAAACTGAATGGGATGGCATTCCAAACGATGACAGGATCCCACGCGACGTCAAACGTCTCGAGGAACATCCTGATCTTGAGCTGGAACTGACAAAGAGGCTCGCAGAACAGGGAATATCGCATTCCCACGTCCGGCGCCCACTCTTCGGAGCAGTCCATCTCAACCAAGCTAGTCGGCGTACTGTAATTGTACATACCATCACAAAGGGCCTCGTGGTAGGTTGCATAAGCTTGCAACCCGGCCACAGGGGCTACCTTATATTGATTGACATGTGCTTTGACGGTACGCGGCTTGTGCACCTCGGCCAGAAGACGTTTTACTTTCTTCTGGAGATTAGCTAGTGACTTGAGAATCGTGATAATGTCCCTCATCAAAGGACAGTATCCGAATTTCCAACTCAAATATGAATTGGAAACGTCAAAGGAAATATCCTTGACGTTCAGTCGCTCTTTCTCGACGAGTTGGGACCACTTCTGCCACCTGGCTAGACGTTGTAAGTCTAAGACCATGGAGCGAACGTCCCTTAGTTCGATGAGGAAGTTAAAGATGGAAACATCTTTAAATGTAGCTACACGCCGCTCAAAAAGAGCTAGCGCAGAGGATGCGATACCATCCAAGTCCGCAACTTCAGTCTCGTAAGAGTCTAGAGTCGCGGGCAATGGACCGCCCATCGTTGGGCTCCCGAGGAGACCACCTAGGTCATCTAACTCCACGCCCATAGGGGCAGGGGCTAGGTCGCCAAGTGGCATTACAACCTCGAGAACACTGGCATCAATTCCTTGTCCAGTCCCACGGAAGACTTGAGGCTCGCCGTCAAGAGTGACGACGCGCTCAAATACATCTGTGGATCCGACCGACTGAGGAAGACCGCTGAACTTATTGTGCTTGCAGTCATTAAACTGCATCACTTTGTCCGCGGTATACTCAATCGACTCGAATTCGCTTAGCCAAAGGTGGTTCTTCGTTTCCGAAAAACTCCCTCGGCAGGTGTTCCCTTCCGCATCGATCGGAACAGCTTGAAGCTGCACGTTCGATACAGTCTGGCCACTGCGATAGCGAATCTTTTGACGTGTCAT